AGCTAATAATGGGAGTCAAAGAGAGGAATTTATGCCAACAATTATCACCGCAACTCAGTTGCGATCCGTATTGGGTGTAAGTTCCTCTCTTTATGATGACACTTATTTGAATCAAATTATTGATACAGCAGAAACTGTCATTCTGCCAATGCTTACAACATTCAAAGCACCAATTCAAGCAACTTCATTGTCAGCCAATGTTGCTACATTTACTACACTAGGAATCCATGAATTTACCGAAGGACAATCAGTTGTCATCACAGGATGCGGAACACCATACAACGGAACAAGAACTGTCTTGGCAGAAAATCTTGGAGAATATACCTTTTCAGCATCGATCACTAATGCCAATATACTCAAGGCTAATGTCATCCCATCCGGAACTGCTACCCTTTCTAGCGCATCAACTTATGTTGGAAACGCAGCTGTTCAATCAGCCGTCTATACAGTTTCAGTCGAAGTTTTCCAAGCAAGACTTGCCGGCGGAGGACAAATTGAAGGCGTAGATTTTGCATCAACTCCATTTAGAATGGGTCGATCTCTTTTCAATAAGTGTGTCGGATTACTAGGATCATATATGGATACCGACAGTTTGGCTCAATAATGCCAAGCACAATTCTTTCGAGCATTCGCACACCTTTAGCAACGGCTCTTGCTGGTGTGGCTGGCAACATTTATTCATTTGTTCCAGAAACAGTTATTCCACCAGCCGTAGTTGTTGTTCCTGATTCACCATACTTGGAATTGGAAACAATCAACAAAAGCACAATTCATACAAAGATCAATTTTACAATTTCAGTTGCAGTTGCATATAACAGCAACCCAGCATCGCTTGATAACATCGAGCAATTAATAATGAGTGTTCTGGCAGTTATCCCAGCAGGATATATCGTCAGCTCTGTCGAAAGACCGACAGTTCAGCAAGTTGGTGCAAGTACGCTGCTAATCGCAGATGTTCGAGTATCTACCTACTACACACAAACAGCATAAGGAGAAATCATGGCAACAGTCGTAATTACCGGTCGTGATGTTGGTTTATCTTTCACAGGTGGAACAGATATTCAAGCACAAGCGACAAACGCAGTTCTAACCAAAGTCAATGAGCGTCAGGTTTATCAGACTATGGATGGAGAGGCTTACAAAACCACAAACATTTCAGGAACATTCCAATTGGATATGTTGGCTGATTGGGGCAAGGCAAATTCAGTTTGCGAGGCCTTATGGGCAGCTGCTGAATCTGCACCTGATACAGACATCAGCATGACATTGACAGCAGCATCAGGAGCACAATTTGTGTTTCCAGTAAAGCCGGAATTTCCAACAGCTGGTGGATCTGGTGTTGATGCTCAAACTGTTTCCTTTACTTTCAAGGTATCAAAGGGCGCAGTAGTAGAGACATTTAGTTAAAATCTAACAACGGGAGCAAAATGAAACTACCAATTACAATTGAATATAACTCAGGCGAGCAAGCCACTTATGTAGCCCAACCGCCTGAGTGGGCAAAATGGGAAAAGCAGACAGGAAATACCATTGGGCAAGCAAGTGAAAAACTTGGCATTTGGGATCTTATGTTTTTGGCTTATCATGCTCATAAGCGTGAAGTTGCCGGAAGCAAACCAATCAAAGCAATGGATATTTGGATGGAAACAGTAGCTGATGTAATTGTCGGTGATGCAGACCCAAAAGCCACCCAGAAGGAAGCCTAAGTCGGCTATTGGTACAAGTCGCAATTGCAACACAAATACCAATGAGCGAATGGGTTGAAGCCGAGGATCTATTAACAGCGATCGAGATATTGGAGCGAAGGAATGGCAGATGAAACCATTGCGTACAATAAGTCTGATCTGCGTGATATTTACAAGGCTTTTAAGCTTATGGATGAACAAGCCACAGAGGAAGCAAGAACTCAATCTGCTGCGCTGGCGTATTTTGCATCGGAGGAAATTAAACAAGCTGCTAAGACTAGAACAAAATCTGGCAAAGCAGCGCAAAGAATTGCAGACGGCGTTAGCATTTCCAAGTCCAGCAAAATCGGTGAGTTCAGTTATGGTTTCGCACGCCAAAAGTTTTCAGGCGGGGCTACAACTCAGACCCTATGGGGCGGTATGGAGTTTGGATCTAATAAGTTCAAGCAGTTCCCTAGTTATTCAGGACGGCAAGGCAGAGGTTCGAGAGGATGGTTTATTTATCCAACCCTTCGCAGAATTCAGCCTGAATTAATTGATAAATGGGAAAAAAGTTTTGATCGCATTATTAAGGAGTGGGTCTGATGGCAACTGGTAGTCGTACCCTTAAGTTATCCATCCTTGCTGATGTTGATGATCTTAAGAAAAAACTTGGTGAAGCTGATAAAGCCGTTGAAAGCAATGCAAGCAAGATTTCAGAGTTTGGAAAAAAGGCTGCTGCTGCGTTTGCGGTAGCTGCTGCTGCTGCGGTTGCCTATGGCACTAAATTAGCCGTTGATGGTGTCAAATCAGCAATTGAAGATGAGCAGGCACAGTTAAGGTTAGCTGCTGCATTACGAACCGCCACAGGGGCTACTGATGACCAAATAAAGGCTACTGAGGATTATATTAGAAAGACCCAATTAGCCACCGGTATTACCGATAACGATTTAAGAGCATCATTCCAAAGATTATCTGTTTCAACCAAAGATGCAAGTCGTTCACAGGAACTATTAAGCCTTGCTATTGATGTGTCTAAAGGATCTGGAAAAGATTTAAGTTCAGTTGTAGAAGCATTGTCAAAAGCCTATGAAGGACAGGATACAAGACTTGCTAGATTAGGAATTGGTTTAAGCCAAGCCGATCTAAAAACTATGGACTTTACTGAAACCACTAAGGCATTGAGCAACCTTTATGGTGGCGCAGCTGCTCAAAACGCTGAAACATTTCAAGGCAGAATTGATCGATTAAAACAAGCGTTTGATGAAGCCAAAGAGGAAATTGGCTATAAATTATTACCATTCGTGGAAAAGTTTGTAGACCTTATTGTTAATAGGGTTGTTCCTAAACTTCAAGAATTTGCTGCTTATTTTGAGCCAGTTAAAAAAGCAATTGATGATAATAAAGAATCTTTCCAAGCATTTGGCAAATTTATTATGGATTACATTGTGCCAATTTTAATGACTACTTTGGGTAATGCTTTGAAGTTTATTGGCATTGTGGCAGGTGGAGTGGTAGATGTTATTGGAACAGTTATTGGCAAAATTGAATCGGCTGTTCAAACAGCGATCAATTTGATTAATAAACTGATAAGTGCTTACAATGCAATTCCAGTATTGCCAAACATTCCACTAATCGGTCAAGGTGGATCTAGTGGATCTAACTTTAGTTATGGTGCTGGAAATCCAGCTTATAATGTTCCATCAACAAGTGGAACGCCATTTGGTCAGGCTGGTGGAAACACGACCAACATTTATGTTCAATCTATTGATTCAGAAGGTGCTGCAAGAGCTGTGGCACAGGTGTTGAATGACAGCGCATCAAGGTCGGTTCCTCAGCTTTACAATAACGGCATTAGAGGCGATTAATGACAGTATTTACTCCACAATGGAAATTGACAATTAATGGGGTTAATTACACAAATGTAGCAATTTCAAACATTACCCATGAGGCTGGCAGAAAAGACATTTATGCTCAGCCATTGCCATCTTATGTTCAATTTACTGTTATTGCATTAAATGATGAAAATTATGATATTCAAATTAATGATGGTATAGCCCTTCAAGTAAAAGATAGCACCAATACTTATCGCACTTTATTTGGTGGCAACATTACTGACATTACAACCGAGGTTGCTAGCGCATCATCAATTACCAAAACTTATTCATACACAATTCTTGCTTTAGGTTCATTGGCTAAGTTGCCAAAAGTTATCACAAATGGTGTTTTAACTCAGGATCAAGACGGCGATCAAATTTATACATTGCTATCTGATTTATTATTAAACAATTGGAATGAAGTTCCAGCTGCGGAAACATGGTCAGGTTATGATGCTACAACCACTTGGGCAAATGCTGAAAACATTGGTTTGGGTGAAATAGATCAACCTGGTCAATATACAATGGTTAATCGATCATCTAGCCCAGATACCATTTACAACATTGCTTCCCTAATTGCCAATTCAGCCTTTGGTGTTTTGTATGAGGATTCAGAAGGTCGAATCGGATATGCTGATCAAAACCACAGGCAAACATATTTAGCCAATAATGGATACACAGAGATTTCAGCCAATACCGCTATTGGTGCTGGTCTAAGAACTTTGGCTCGATCAGCCGATGTTCGAAATGATATTTACATAAATTATGGAACAAATTTTGGATCTCAAAAAACAGCTACGGATGCAACCAGTATTGCTAATTTTGGTTATAAGGGTGAAACTATCAATACAACCCTCAAAGATGCAGTAGATGCTCAATCTCAAGCTGATCGCTATATTGCTTTGAGATCCTATCCAAGAGCTTTATTGGATCGAATTACCTTTCCAATTACCAATCCAGAAATTGATGATAGCGACCGAGATGCTTTGCTTGGAATTTTTATTGGTCAGCCTTTACGAATCACAGACTTGCCGGTTCAGATAGCCTCATCAGGACAATTTGAGGGTTATGTGGAAGGTTGGCGTTGGAGCACTAGGTTCAACGAATTATTTTTAACCATAAATTTGAGCCCGATTGAATTCTCTCAAGTAGCACTTGAATGGGAACAAGTATCAGCCTCAGAGGCGTGGAACACTTTATCCGCTATACTAACATGGGAAAATGCGATTGGAGCAGTAGCCTAATATGGCAACAACTACGAATTATTCATGGACAACACCAAACGATACTGATTTGGTTAAAGATGGTGCTTCTGCCATTCGAACACTTGGATCAGCTATTGATACAACAACTAAAAACTTAAATCCTTCTACAACTCTTGGCGATATTGAATATCGATCATCGACTGCCAATACAAATACTAGATTGCCAATTGGAACTAACGGACAAATTTTAGGAGTTTCAGCAGGTGTGCCAGCATGGATCAATAATGATGTTGGAGATATAACAGCAGTATCGGCTGGAACTGGCTTAAGTGGTGGTGGTACAACAGGTGCGGTTAGTTTGTCAATTGATACTGCAACAACAGTCGATGTTTCAACTGCGCAAACATTAACAAACAAAACTTTGACTTCACCAGTTTTAACAACACCATCTTTAAGCACCATAGATGCTAAAGGTGATTTAATTGTTGGTTCTGCTGACAATACAATTGCAAGATTGGCTGTTGGCACAAATGGACATGTTTTAACCGCTGATTCAACAGCGACAAATGGAATTAAATGGGCTGCTGCTGCTGGTGGAGGTAAGGTGTTGCAGGTTGTAAGTGCAACGACAACAACAGCAACCACAATTGCAACTACAACTTTTACTGATACAACAATTACTGCAACTATTACACCAACATCAGCAACATCTAGAATTATGGTTTTGGTGCAAGGACAAGTTTATGCAGATAGAGCAGCATCACAATGTTTTTATAGTGCAAGATTATTAAGAGATGCCACAACAATTCATAACATTGAACCAGCGGGAAGTTATAATTTTAGTGGTGCTACTAATGCAACTATTCAAAATCTGTTTCCAATAAATTGGGTGGATAGTCCAGCAACAACATCTGCTATAACTTATAAGGTTCAAGGTAAAGTCCAATCAACTTCTAGTGGTGCAACGACCACTTGGCAAAATAGTGGCGGAAATGCAACAAGCACAATTATATTATTAGAAATAGGTGCATAATGAGTTATTTGACTAAAGCAATTAAAAGATTAAATCCAACTGCTGAATTTTCTTTTACTGATGATGATTACAGCACAATTAAATGGGATGTTTTAGATGGTGATGCGCCAACTAAAAAAGAAATTAATGACACAATTAAGTTAATTCAGGCTGAAGAAAAAACTGCTGAGGCTGATAAAGCAATAGCTAGAGCAGCATTACTTGAGCGTTTAGGCATTACCGAGGATGAAGCAAAACTTCTCTTTGCGTAATGAAACCATTTTTATCTAAAGCTGCCGTTCAACTCCGGGAACAGATTGATGATTCATTCCCAGATCGCAGCCGTAAAAGTGATGGATGGATAGCCTCGGCACAACATCAAATGCGATCAAAGGTTTCGGATCATAACCCGCTACCTTCGGGTGAAGTTTGTGCTGTTGACATTACAGCAGATCTTGGTGCAACTGAGGGAATATCTGCTTACCTTGCTGATCAAATTCGCATTGCTGGCAAAACAGATAAGCGAATCAAATATGTTATTCATAATCATCATATTGCCAGCAAACTATTAAATTGGCGTTGGCGCAAATATAAGGGCGCATCACCCCATACTGCTCATGTGCATGTTTCATTTTATCCAAATCAATCAGGTGAATTTTTTAACATCCCACTACTAGGAGGCAATTCATGAAACTAAGCAAAAAGCACAAAGCAGCAATTAAGTCATATTTAAGAGCTGTTGCAGCTTCAGGAATTACAGTTGGTCTTGCTATTGCTGGAGATGTTAAACCTGAATATGCTGTGCTATTAGGTGCTTTAGTTGCACCAATTATTAAGTGGTTAGATCCAAAAGAGGGAGCGTATGGCATTGGGCATTCTGAAAAATGACACCGACAGAATGGGCTGGCTTCGCCGCTGGCATAACCGCCGTATTGGTCGGTTTCTTCACGGGTCTTCGTTATCTTATTAAAGGATGGCTTTGGACTTTAACTCCTAATGGTGGTGCATCGCTTGCTGATAGATTAGCGAGAATTGAAACACGCCAAGAGGAAATCCTAAGAATACTGTCCAAGTAGAGTTAGCCTTATCACATGGCGAACACACGAAAACCTATCAAACGCAAAAAGATCAATCGTCGAGTCGTTCGCCAAACTCCT